TGGGCTTTAGGGACCGTCTTGGCTTAAAGTCTTATGACGCAAGCCTTGCAGAAACGGAGGCAATTAATGCGGCCAAAGGGGTTACGCGCAATATCCCCACTATTACCCTTGAGTACACGCCTAGATTTAATTACGACTCATTAAGAAATCCTCCATTTGCTACTAGATCTCCCACCAAAGCGGGATTGTTTGGCCCAAGTTTTGAAGAAGCAAATGCAATTAAAGAAGCAAAAAAATCTGCGAATAGGAACAGGGTAAAGGAATACGCAAAATCCTACAAGGCGCGTATTGATGATATTGATAAACAACTTAAGAGTTTGTTGGACGAAAGCATGATGAACTTGTTCAGCAAAGAATACCGTGAATTGTTGGATAAGAAAAACAATCTAATGAGCCACCCAAACTACAACTACGTTGCTCATTTTGATCCAAGTTTAAGAGCGGCTCAAACTATAATTGGAACTCTTGCTCCCGGCCCCCTTGGTATTGGCCCAACGCTTCAGGACAAAGCAATCGATATTGGGTTTATTGACGATACCCCAATAAGCGAAATTGAAAATCAAGACAGGCAGGCTGTTCTTGAGGGCGACAGGGGCGGCAACATTTTTTACGATTACATTTTCAGTGCCAAGTAAAACAAAGAAACAGTCTAGGTTTATGGCTATGTGCTCTTCGCCTCAAGGCAGGGCAAACGCCAAAGGGAAGTGCCCTCCGGTTAAAGTAGCAAAAGAATATGCTAGTGCAGATAAACGAGCGCGTTCTCGCAAAAAGTAAAAATGCCGAAGCCGCAATCAAACTTGCAGAGTGGGCAAGAAATGCAGACTACGACTCAGTGGTTAAGGCATACGCTGAGTGTCATAGAGATCCTAATATTGACGACAACTTTATTCGCACTCTCGCCCAGTGCGACAGGTTTTATCTTGGTGTTTTTATCTGTAATCGCCATGATATGTTGCATCCTTGGATATATGAAAGATGTCGTGAGGTGGAGCGTAATAAAGATAACCACCTTGATTTATGGGCGCGGTTTCATTACAAAAGCACCATAATTACTTTTCTTGGCTGTGTTCAAGAAATCCTGTGTGATCCAGACATTACCATAGGAATACTGTCCTACTCTGCCAAACAGGCGAAGCCGTTCCTGCGGCAGATCATGCAGGAGTTTGAAGGTAACGAAAAACTTCAGGAACTGTTTCCAGATATTCTTTGGAAGAATCCAAAGCATCAGGCCCCTAAGTGGGCAGAAAACGAAGGAATATGTGTAAACAGGTTTGCCAACCCCAAAGAGCAAACAGTTGAGGCGCATGGACTGGTAGACGGACAGCCAACAGGCCGACACTTTAACCTCATTGTATACGATGACGTTGTTGTTCAGGAGGCTATAGGTACTCCTGACCAGATTAAAAAGACCACCACTCAGTGGGAGTTATCGTTAAACCTTGGGTCTACCCACAACCCAAGATACCAGTACGCAGGAACTAGGTACGCTTACGGCGATACATACGGCACTATTCTACAAAGGGCGGCTGTTAAGCCTAGGGTGCATCCTGCAACATACAACGGTCAGATGGACGGTGAGCCTGTATTTCTTGCCCAAAGCAGATGGGAAGAGATAAAGAAGACCACCTCCACCTATACCGTGGCATGCCAACAACTGCTTAACCCTATTGTGGGTAGCGACGTATCGTTTAAGCAGGAGTGGTGGAACGAATGGGAAGTTCGACCGTATACACTTAACGTGTACATTATGGTCGATCCGGCCCACTCTAAGAAAAAAGAGTCCAATAGAACAGCGTTTGCTGTCGTTGGCGTTGACGCTAACTTCAACAAATACTTGCTTGATGGCGCTTGTCATCGTATGACTCTTTCTGAAAAGTGGACGACGCTTAAACGCCTCCGAGAAAAATGGAAGAGAGCACCCGGCGTAAGAGAGGTAAAGGTCGGATACGAGCGATACGGAGCACAGTCAGACATTGACCATTTCAAAGCAATGATGGCTAATGATGGCAGTAACTTCCCCATCTATGAACTTAACTGGGTAGGCGGTGGCGGTTCCCAGTCAAAGAAAGACCGCATACAGAGACTAGAGCCAGACCTTAAAGACGGTTCTTTTTTCTTCCCGTATCCTACAGACGATAAGATGTTGACCTCTTATCAGCAGGACTTTATCGAAAGGAAGCAGTCCTTCCTCGTTTCAAAAAAGATTATCTGTATTGACGAGGAAAAGAAAACCTATGATCTGACCAAGTGGATGAAGGACAACGAATACAACTTGTTCCCTACCATTCACCCAGATTTTTTAGATGCTTTATCTCGTATTTATGACATGGACCCGATGCCTCCTAGAATTGCTAACCGAGGGCGGAGTCTTGAACCACCCTCGGAGGCTAGGTATTAGTGGCTAGATCAAGGAAAGTAGGAAGAAAAACTTATCCACCAAGGCGTGTTGCTTATCGCATGTCTAACGGAAAAGCATTCTACGAGAAACAGCCTCGTAAGTTTCCATACGGTGTATTTCCTTATGTTCAGCCTACGTACTGGGTATCCGGTTACTGCGTAGATGACTAATGAAAAAATTATTTCTTTGTTTATTTTTAATTTCAAGTAACGCCGTTTCACAAGTAGATCAGCCAGAAGACATGTATCATTTTGATGCGCCGTTTACTCTGGCATGTACACCAAGTTTTATGAGCATGGTGGATCATTTGGCAAACGACTTTGGGGAAATACCTATGGTCATGAGCCACATGAGTCAAGATACAACAATTGTATTATTTGTAAACAAGGAAAGCACAACGTCTACTGTAGTCGTTACAAGACGTATAAAAACTGAAGAAGAGGCCTGCATTATATGGGCAGGCCAAAGCAACGGCACTTCTTTCAGCGTTAATCCTGATCCTGTTTTTCCTGAAAAAAGTTTATGAATATACCAACGTATCTTATAGGCGCTATTATTTTTATTATAGGCCAAACAGTTTCTGCCATTTGGTGGGCAAGTGCAATGTCTTCTGATGTTAAGTCGTTACAGAAGTACACTGATAAAACTATTCCTGCGCTT